TGCTTCTTGGCCACGCCAATGCCAACCTTCACCCGCAGCGCGTACTTCTCGCGGAAGGCGGACGGGTCAATTTCAAGCGGCTTTCCAGCCACACGAATCTGCCGTTTGGTGTCTTGATGGCGCACAACCAGGTCGAGAACGCCGGCCCACATAGGCTTCACGGCGAACTCAATGAACATGCGCGCGATCAATTCGACCTTCTCTAGCGCCTGCTCGATCATCGCCTGCCCGACTGTAGCCGTGTCGTGCAGGTCAGCGGCATTCAGCCCCTGCGTATGACGTGCCATGCCAGTACGGTCGTTTCTGATGCCCCTAACCATATCCATGACGGCCATCGCACGGTCGCCAATGTATTCAGACGGGATAGGGGTAATGCGGGCATCTTGCTTGCCTTGAACCACACCACCCGGACGCATGGTAAGCAGCGCGTCCATGTCCAGGTCGCCCTGAACGAACAGCCGGCCGCCCGCGTTCACGTTGTAGATGTTGTTCATCGTGCCGCGAAGCAGGGCGGTCATCAGTCGCTGAATGTCGATAACCAATTCGGCCAAGGAAAGGCCGATGGCGCTGTGCGGCATCCGAACCGGTGACCATGCGCTGATCGGAAGCGTATCAACGGCGTAGTCGCGGAGAATCTTGTCGCCCGAGGTGCAGATCATCCGGCGCTCTGCAATGCCGTCGCCGTCCTCGTCGATCATGGCGTAGTGCTCGATATACTCGACGTTCTCGGCCATCGTGTTCTGTACGGGAACATCGGTTGGCAGGTCGCGGTAGTCTCCGGCAGACCAATCCCCGGTGTATGACGGAAGGTCAAGAACCACATCCTCCGGGTAACCCATCGCAATCAGGTCAGAACGGCTCTTAATCGTCCGGTGGGCTACATAGCGGGTAGAACGGTCGATAACGCGGCAGTTGCGGGTGACTAGCAGCTCTCCCGGCGGGAGAGCCTCAATCTCAACCTGGCCCCACTGGCGAACCATGCGAACGGTAATGTCTACCGTGCCGTCCTCGTTCTGCGTCTGGCCTATGATGCTCACCGGGATATTGCCTGCCCCGGCCCGAAGCCCGTCGATCAATGCGACCAATTCAAGCTCAGACAGCCCGCGATAGGTGCGGTCGACGTTCTCCTTCTTCTCAACCCATTGCCACTTGAACGAACCGACTTTAGACAGCAGGCCGTCTTTGATTGCGTCGTAGGCAAGGCGGAACCAGTCATTGTCAACAGTGACAACGTGGCGCACATACTTGGTCGCGGTGTCTGCGCCTTCAACGTCAGAGGCCGATGGCTCAAACGTCACCAAGTCATCATCCGAACAGACAATGCGGACAAGCGCCGGCATCATCCACTCAATAACGTCCATCACGTCAGTTGAGACAACCTGCGACTGCCCGACTACTTCGTCACCCAACGGGCGGCCAAGGTAATAGTCCAGATTCTGCTCGCGCGTCGTCTGAACCTCGTCGTTCCAAGTGATAGCGTTCTGCTTCTCAGCCTGGATGATGGCGAGAATGTCTTGCTCGTTCAGTGGCGTCATATGATTCCGCGATTGCTGTAGTTCAGCGGTTTCCAGGCTGTCTCTGTCTTACCATCGAACGAAAGCGCGTGTTCTGCGAAGGCATCAGCGCCGTGGCTAGACCAATCATGTTCTGGCTCACGACTCCACACCTTGCGGTCGTCGTCCCACACATACCGATAAGCCCGCAGGGTTTTCAGCCCTTTGGCGCAACGCTCGCTGTCAAAGTAGCAGGACGGGAACACCCTGCGAACGGCCTCGATGGCCAGCGCCTTTGTTGGCACTCGCTCACCAACATGCACGTTACGCAAGCCCTGATCTTCAAACAGGTCTTTGATGGACTTGCCCAAACCTGCAAGCGTCTTGTACCCGGCGTCATGCGGCAGGAAGTGGCCGGCGTAGTCGTAACCCTTCTCACGGGCTATCTGCGCATAGTGCGGAATGTCTTTCAGGCACGATTCATAGTAGTCAATGAAGCGGCGCTCCATCCCGACCTTTTGCATGAACCAAATTGCCGTTGTGTCTCGCCGGCCCAAGTCCCAGAACGTGTAGACCGGCAGCCTCTCGACAGGTATGCGGCAAATCCGCCCGCTCTTGTCTGCCGCCGCCAGCTCGTCAGCGTAGACCGCGCCGTCCGTAATCTCTCGGTAAGCCCCTTCCCAGATATGACGAAACTGCGCCTCGGGCAGCCTCGCCTTATCCATCGCCATTTCCTTGCGCAGCGTGTCAGGCAGGAACGGGTTCTCGTTACAATTCACCGTCACGCACACACTGTCCGGCGGGTTAGACGCCATGAAGGCATCCACCGGGTCATCCGGGCTGTCAGGGTTCCATGAGAACCAAATCTCGGAACCTTCCGCGCGGATGGTCGGCCGCAGTAGTTCCAGGCTTCGGCCTGACAGGTTCTGCGCCTCTTCAACCCACGCCCGATGAAAGCCCTCAAGCGACTTGATCGAGTCCGCCGTGTGGTCTTGCATCCCCTGGAAGATCATGATGCCGGTGCCGCCCTTGCGGCGAATCTCGGTAAGCGTCACGTCGAACAGGTGAGATACACCAAGCGCCTGAATCTTGTCCTCGACTAGCTTCTTAGCCGAGAACTTGAGCGACTTCTGTATCTCGCGGATGCAAACAACGTTGAGCGACGGGTTGGCAACCATCTCCTCTACGGCAAGCTCCGCGAAGAAGTGAGACTTGCCGGATCCACGGCCACCTCTCGCCCCCTTGTATCGGGCCGGGTTAAGCAGCGGCACAGCCCACCTCGGGGTGGCTATCTCAACTTCCACGCGGGTCAATGATCTTGCGGGTAATGGCTTCGACAACCACCGGGCCGCCGTCCTCGCCGGTCATCTCTACTGCCTTCACGTCAGGCAGGTACTTGCCGACAAGTTTCATGCGGGCCTCGTTTGCGGCGCGCAGTCGGCTGACCATGACGGCATCCATAGGGATGGATTCATCCGCCAATCTTTCAGCCGTTTCAATAACTTGTTCTATCAGCCCCTTCTGCCGTAGGCGCTCTAACAGCTCTTTGCGCTCGATATCTCTACGGCGGGCAGCAAGGTGACGCCTGTCTGGCTCTCCCCTACCACCCGCAGACCTTGCGGCCTCCTGCGGTTGGTCGGTCATGGTGTTTACCTCGTTTGCGATATGTAAAAGTACCTTACACCGACCGTGTTGGTCTGGGTACCGCCGGTGCGCTTTCTCTCACGCTTAATTGTGAGAGTTTTCCCATGCCATGCCGGGTCAATATTGTTGGAAAGGAAAAGCCTCATCTGTTCTCTAGGCAGATTGCTTTGAGCAATGAGCGTTCCCCCATACAACTCTATCCTGCACGTGTTAGCGGTTCTCATCAGCGTTGTTTAGCGATGATCTCGGCGTCAATGTAAATGGCAGACGTTGCCGAGCCTAACGTGACAAATGCCTTTACGGTGGTGCCGGCCGGCAGTTCGTAGTTCTTCACCGTGGCCGAAGCCTCGCCGGTTTCAGTGCCGAACGGCAGCCAGGAGGCTGACAGCGCGTGGTATTTCTTGACCTGAATGGTCGCGCCGGCAAAGGTTCCGCCGTAGTTCACTTGGTACAGGGAGCCGTAGTTCAAGCCCACCGGAACGCCAACCGAGTCAGCAGCAAGGCCGATAGTTACAGCGCCTGCGGTCGCGGTATCTACCCGCACCCCGGTAATTTGAGTTGCGTACAGGGAGGACGTTGCAGAAGATGCGTTTGCACCGGTCACCGTCATGGTCTCGGAATAAGACCCTGCGGAGGCCGAGTCCCAAAACTTTCCAGCAAAGATGAATGATTTGTTTAGGTCGTTGCCGGCTGACGTAACCTTGACCTTGTAGCCCCACCCAGGGTTGGAGAACACCCCGCCAGACAGTGCCGAGCCGTTCATGGTGAACGATGCCCCGGCCGCTACCGACTGCGATTGGCAGATGCCGTCATCGTCAGCGAGGACTGACGTGCCGGCGTTCTGGCAGATGATGATGCCTGTGCTCATGGCTTACCTCTTCGGCGGGCGCTTGCCCTTTCCTTTGGATTTACAGGCCATGCTGGCCTCCTAACAAATAAAAAGGCCGGGTTTCCCCATTCTTGGTAAATATGCTAGATCATTTCCGCTGCCTGTGCAACCGCTTTATTCCATCCGTGTCTAGCCCGGATAATTTCGACCGATGGGTACCATGCCGTCCGGTCTCCGTTGCCCCAGAACCACATCACGAAACGGTTCCCCGGCGCTATTAGGAT